TTCTCCTGTGTTGTTGTTAGTCATTTTCCGTTGTCGTTTTCGCATGCCTGGGAAAACGAAATCGATTGGGTCTACACGACCAGACCTCAGCAAGATGGATCAACCGACACTCACAACGATGGTCGTGCTGTACACGATGGGCGTTCGCCTCAATACGGATATTCTAGTGAAGGATCTCCCCCTGACCGAGTCAATCATCAAGATCGAGAAGCAGGGAGTTCTGAAGCGGGGAACCTCGAAGCGAGACAAGATCAAGCGCCGCGCAAAGCCCGACGCCCCAAAGCGAACAACCGGGTTCGGTCATAACTCCATCACTCTAGTCGCCATGTCTGATGGCAACGGACAGGTCCCTCTCAAGGAGATCACTGTTAAAATCTTCCAGAACGGCGTGTTTCACATCACGGGCGTCCTGGATGAGTCTTACGATCGTCAGGTCACGACGATGCTGAAGGATCATATCACAAAGAACTGCCCGGATGCAATCACGGGCGAGTGGGAGGGGACGGGTATTCGTCGTGTGGTTCTGATGAACTACAAGACCAAGATTTGTTCGTCCTCGAATCTCTCTCGCGATACGCTGTATTCGGACCTGCGTAAGAAGGGCGTGACGACGGTATACGAACCCGCTGTCTACCCCGCAGTCAAGATCTACTTCCCGGACAAGAAGTGGATAGCTAAGGTCTTCCGCACGGGTCAGGTCATTCTCACGGGGATGACGACACATGACGAGTGTGCGGAACTCATGTCTCAGTTAAAGCCTCTTGTCGTAGTATAGGCATACCATGTCTGCCCCCGCTAGCGCAGCTGGCACGGTTCGTGAACTCTCTCCCCAGGAGGTCGAAGAAGGGCGTCGTGGAATCAATGGCATCGATTTCTCCGCTACGGAGGTCCAGGCTCTCGTTCGGACGATGGATGTCTCAAAGCAGAAGTACCGTCATCTCAAGTCAAACAAGGCGCAGTATGAGGAAGCACTCAAGAAGGACAATGAGGTGCTGTACTTCAACTACCCCTCACTTTTTCAAATGCATGCTGAAGATCGCATGGACTCCACCTTTTTCGAGATGCTGGCTCTGAAGCGTAAGATCGAGAAGGGTGAGATCACAGCCGAACAGGCTACGACGATCATTGGCAAGAAGTTATACAACCGTTTTATTCCTGAAGCAGTTGGACAGACACCGTCTGAACCGTCTCGTCCGACGATGTCGTATGAGGAGTTTTACCGCCGCTCTCAATGATCTCGTAGTTATCGCACCGCTTACAGACGAACATGAAGTACTTGCGCAGTTCGTCGAGCGTGGCATCCTTCAGCGAATAACACTTAATCGTCTGAAACCCGAGATCGTCCATCACCTTGCACAAGTCCTCCTTGCTGCAGTCATTCGTAAGGACGAAGACATCATTTTTAGGATCAGTGAGCAGAACTCGAATATCGTTCCTCCCCGTGAGGAAGGCCTCATATCCAAGATAGCAGTACTGCTTGGTGATATCGTAGTTGACCACCTTGTTGCAGTACTTATACTCAAAGCCGGGGCGCCGCCACATAGGACTGCGCCACCATTCCGTCGCTCCCTCCTCATGAGCTCCAACTGAACGCATGTATTCCTCGATCTTAAAATTCTCGTATCCCTGAGGCACGATATTCCGAGTTCCCAGACGATTGATCTCCGAGTTGCGAATGAACTGAAAGTTGTTACCTCCTGTGTTCATATATTGGATATACGCTGGCTTGTGAACGCGAGCCATCGTAGTTCCAACCGCCGTACGAAGAAGGATTTCTAGGTCATCGACGATGGGAAGGAATTCGGAGTACGAGCCTAACTTCATCAGAGTCTCCCGACGCCAGATACGAGGGTGGTTAGGCACAGCGACGATGTGTCTGCACGTAACGTTGTTGATATTCGGATGAGAAATCACATTCAACCAGGTTCCCTTGAACTTCTGGCAATAGTATCCTGCGTATCCCAGACCAAAGTGATCACCATACGAGTGAGGCGAGCCGTCCTCGTGCATCATCACACAGTCCATGTATACAAAGCCAACCTTCTCATCCTCCTCAAAGGTCCGAACAGCATCAGCCAGACACTCGGGAAGAATCTCATCATCGTGATCAAGCTCAAGAACGTAGAGACCACGGCATAACGAAATCGTCTCATTCTTGACAGCGCCAATATTACCACTATTCTTTGAGCGACGGTACAGCCGAACGCGAGAATCCTCGCCAACTACATTCCGCAGAAAGTTGAAATGGTTGTCGTCAGGAGAATCATCGAGAATCACCCACTCCCAGTCAATAAAGGTCTGTGCCTTGAGACTTTCATACGGGCGGAAGATCTTGTCATAGGAGTTGTAACAGGAAGTAAAAATTGAGAAGGCCACTCGGGTGATCTCGCGAGGAAGCTGAGCATTGTGTACATAGCAAAAGTTCACACCACGGTTAAAAGACTCAAGATCAATCTTATCGTAGTGAATCCAGCGTAGACGTATCCGTCCAATATTAACAACACTTACATCGCCGAAGTACTCTGTCTGATCCTTGCCATACGTGACAAGAATCTGGTAGTTCGAATCAAAAAGTTTACGAAGGTCGTTACGATCGCTGGTGATATTGAGCGTGCAATCGAGGTTGTCCTTGTTTTCATTCAGGAAGGAGTCGATTTCGTTGTACGACTCGTGCCGAAAGAAGATGATGTTTGGGTATTTCATTATTGTATGTCATTGTTTCACTCCGAAAGTTCCTTACGCAGATCCATCCACATCTTTCCCAGAACGTTCTTGCCAGGCCACTTCGAGGGATCCTTGGCCTTCGATGTGTCAGCCGAGGTACCAATCGCCCAGTACTTATCGCGCGCAGATGCCTCACCAATCGGACGAACACCCGTCTGCAAGAGCTTCTCACGAATCTCGGGATGCTGAATCGCCTTGGCCTTCAGAGCCGCCGCCATGATCGCATCCTTCTTCGCATCCCACTCCTCAATCTTGAAATCCTTGACCTTCTTGCCCAGAGCCTTCACCGCCTTGGCCGAGGGTGTCTTCAGAATCTTGGCGGCAATGGCTCCGTCTCCGAAGGTCTTGGCCTTGGTCCACTGGAAGTAGTGCTCGACGGTGGGGAAGGTGATAGAATCCATCTGAAAGGGCGCCTCGTACATGTTGGACAGCATCCGCCACTCGCCCTTGCCCTCATCTCCACCCGTGAACAGAGCAGGCTCAGGACCGGCCTCCACGACCTTCTTGACGATCTTCTTCTTCACCTCCTTCTTCTCAGCCTTGGGAGCAGCTGTCTCCTTGGCGTCCGTATCACCATCCCGTTCCGGACCCTCGGGCGCCACAGGAATGTCAGCTGTTTGGATCTCCTCCTTCGAAACCTTAGGCATCTCGACCTTCTGGAACACAAAGCTCCGATGAAGGAAGGAGAAGGACTGGTGCTCCTGTGTTAGCGTGATTGAGTTCTGCTCGGCATAGTGATCAGCAAACATCGAGCTACCGACCAGCTGGTAACCCTCTGCACCCAGGATCTCCGTCATCTTGCCGAAGGGAACCAGGTACTCCTTCTGAGGCTGCTCGAAGCTCTCGAGATGAACCGAGATCGCCTGACCAAAGGTCTCTGTCCAACCCTCGCCATCCTCATACTCCTTGACAAACTCGCCAAAGACCTGTGACTCAGCCCGGAAGGTATGCGACTGCTTGCCCATCAGCAGACCATACACAGCGGCTCCATCCAGACAGGTACCGAAGAACACACCCTTACCAAGATCCGTGAGGTTCTTCACGAAGGCCTTGAACTTCTCCTCGGACTCGCAGGCATAGTGAACGGCGAACTGGCAGGAGATCGCATCAAACTCCTTCAGATTGGCGAAGCGCTCGAGGTAGGTCGTCGTTGCCGGCTCCACACCTGCCAGGATCTTGGCATAGCGGTTCTGCGACTCCAGCAAGGGCTCGGTCATATCGCCCTGAATGAAGAGCGTGGGAGGCAGGAAGTCCGTGGGATGCTGCTCCTTCTCCTTGAGATAGCGAACACAGGCACCCTGCCGAGACGAGATGATGTTCGACTCCGAGGTGTCCACACCCACGACCAGCGAGGGCTTGGTGCGCTTCCACTTGAGGAGATCACCGGCCCGACCTACGCCAAACTCCAGCAGGGTATCACCCGCCTTGATCGAGGACCGGTACAGGTTCTCCTTGATCCGATTGTGGAAGCCGTAGACATCCTTGAGAACCCGATCACGTGCGTCGAGGTTGTCGCGGTAGTAGAGATCATCCTCCATCGTATCATCCGGGGGAACCGAGGCCACATCACGAATCATCTGCTCGGAGATGGGGATGTGGATGTTCGTCCAGATCGAGTCCGCGACCTTGATATCGTTGCCGAAGTTGGGCTTGCCCAGGACCCGATACTGGTAGGTCTTGTCGTGACGCGTCCGCATGATGACCCACCGACTCTTGTCCGTGTCGTACGAGCACTCGATGATGGTGTTGTCCTCCACGCG